AGGGTGTGGCATGTCCATTCGTCTTGAATAAACCAATCGCCAATTGTGGCGTGGTCGTCATCGTCACAACGCCGGACAATAAAGCTCATGAGTAAAACTCTTCAACGATGATAACCCCGCCACCGCCAGCGCCACCATTACGTGTATTCACACTATTGGAACAACCGCCACTCCCGCCGCCGCCCTCTCTGCCCACATTACCTGACCCGTTTGGAGGTCTGCTTTGGGAGCCCCAGCCAAGCTGAGAACTACCGCCCACCCCGGAGAAGCCAATCAAACCATTAATTCTAAAGCCAATCCCGCTATTACCTCCGGCGAATTTTACATCACCAAGGCTTGGGGCCGCACCACCCGTTGCAGGGCCTGCTGTAAATGTTGGGGTTGTACCTGCGGCCATACCAGCAAAGCCACCCGCTCCGCCTGCGCACGATGCAAGCGTGCCAAAGGATGTAGTGCCGCCCGCTGATCCCGCCCCTCCTGATGCGCCCCCAGCGCCGCCGACGGCGATTGTAACCGCCTCAGTTCCGCTGAGACTTGCCGCAGCAAGTGTAATTTCTGAATAGGCTCCGCCACCGCCGCCGCATCCAGTAGACAATTGACTAGCCGCACCTGTCGATCCGCCACCGCCACCACCTGCACCCTGACATCTGACCTTTACATAAGCCAAGCCTGCTGGCTTGGTCCATGTCCCTCCTGATGTGAATGTCTGTACTGTTGTGGCTTTCAATGAGGGGTTTAAAAGATCGAACACTGAGCCGGTGTAAACCATCTCATAAATAGCGCTGGCTCCAATCTCCCCGCCTGTTAAAGCGGCACTATTGGACTGGATAGCGATAAACCCCAAACCATTTACATTAACAATCGTTGCGCCCGTATTCGCGCTTGAGCTAGATAAAAAACGAATTACCTGGCCTGTTGCATAAGCGGTTATGACTGGGGCCAAGGTTAGTGTCAGGGAGTTTGCTGTCCCGCCTGCTGTGCCCGCCCATTGAATAGCCCCATCCTGAACCTGCCCAGCCGAAGCGTAATTATTTCTCAGTGTTGCATCACCCACATTGGTGAACTTAAACCCACCCATTGCCTGATTTGCCGTGTAAGGACCTTGGCCGTCTCGATAAACCACGTTACTAAGAGTGGCAGAGACGTCATCAAGAAAGGTATTATACTTTGCAGACTCAATTGTGGTCCCCGCCGTGCCTTTGGTATTAGCTGGCACCGTATAGCCACCAGATCCGTTTGTGGGCATGACACCTCCAATAAAAAACCCACCTCAAGGGTGGGGTTGATGATCTGTTGTGATTTGGGGTAATCTGGTCGGATGGAAAAAGTAGTATTCATCCAAATTATTGCCGCCGTGCTGGCAGCCAACGCCCTTTCAGGCGCATATATCTATTTTCTGTGGCACGCCTCTAGGACAAATGACGGGGCTGAATTGAGATTCCCCATCATCCTATCTGGGATAGTCCCGCCTCTGGTTATGGCGTTGGGCGCGTATTTTTATCTCTAGCGATTTCTAGTCGGGCCAGTTACAGCGGCGTTTCTCTGTGCCAAAAGCTGGGCCAAACGTCCTGACTGTGGGCTAATGGCCCTCGGAGCGGCTTGCCCGCCCCTTGCGACAAGAGCCCTCGCAAGATTGGTTGATTGTTGTGTACCTGCATCTGCCAGCCTCTTTGCACCCGCGCCGGCAAGAGTTAATGGCACGCTTAATCCACTCGTGGTGACTCCACCGAGTATGTTGGCAGTTAATGGCAGGGCACCTGCTTCAGGCGAAAGCTTACCAAGAAGTCTTAGGGCGTTCTGTGTTGGCGTCCCTCTTACTACATCCTCTATAGCCTGAAGCTCAACCTCTGAGAAGCCACGTCGTTTAGTTGGGCTATCCAAAATTCTCCTGAGATTTTGGCGGATTGCGTTATTTACGTTTCCACCAGAGCCTGTAGAATCAGCCCGGAGTTCGGCTTTGAAAACCGCATCGTCAAGCATTTCAGTACGCCGCGCACGCCCCCAAAGCTGCCTTGCTTCTCGCAGGATAGGACCGACCTCTTCGGTGGCCTCACCAATGAGCTTGTCGGGTGTGATATCATCAATAAAGCTATCCAATTGGTCGATCATAATTGACGCGATACGGCGTTCATTCGGATCGTTGGAACCGGCTGCGTTTTGTATAACCCGGCGCACAGTGTTGAGGCGCTCAAGCGTTATAGGAACACCCGCTTCAGCCTCAGAAACAACTCTCGCAAGCGCGCCTGCACTAGCAGGCGTTACCTGTGTGTCTATTCCCTCTTTAGCTACACGCTGGGTGAGGGTTTGGGCAAATTCCTGATAGTTTTGCGGCTTTATAACCACACCGGCATTTTCAGCTCGTTGGAACAGCTTTGAGGAAGCGGCGGCCATATCATCTACAGTCGGGGCCGTTGCTACCGTGGCACGACTTGCCCCACGCGCCGCCGCCCGTCCAGCTACATTCCGAACACCAGCGCCAATAACTGGTGCGGCAGCACCTACACCACCACTCAAAGCACCACCAATAACGGCATTCTGTGCGCGGTTTTCAAAACCACCCTCACCAGTGTTAAACCCGTAAAGGGCACCCTGACCAACACCAATCGTGGTCCCCGCCCCTACACGAGTAGCCAAAGAACCACCTTGTGCCGCCTTACCAAGAGCTCCTAGCGGGATGAGGGCGGTTGGTATTGCTCCCGCTACTTCCGTTCCAAATGCCGTGACGGGGCTATCTTCTCTGAACTGTCCTATCTTCTGGCGTTCTTGGTTCAACACGTTGTCGTATATCTGTCCGGCTTGGCCAAACCGGCTTGGATCGGCCACAACATTGCCAATCGTTGTCGCCCCAGCCACCAGTTCGTCACCAGCCCCAAAAGTCGCGCCCTGAAGTGCCGAGCGAGCCACACCCCCGCCAAACGACACATCAACCGGATTGGGTTGCTGATTTGGCAATGGTTGTACTTGCGAGGCACCACGAAGAGATTGCGCCATATTGGCAAGTCTCCTCGCATCAGCAGCATTACCCGCAGCATCAGCCCGTCTTAGCGCTTCCATGGCCTGATCATATGTCGGCATTACGGGCCACCAAGATATTTGTTGATGAGATCGTCATCTGCTGCCTGTGGAGCCGGTTGGGCTTGCTGCGGAGCTTGTGCGCCAGTATTCAACTGATTAAGTGTTGCGATGGCTTCCTCTTCTGAAATGCCCTCATGGACAACACGGTAAAATGTATCTCGCACCGTCTGTAGATTAGCCCTGAACTGTTCTTCGCTCTGAGATTGTGCAAGTGAGCCATACTGAGCCTGCAAGAGCCTGTTTTCCATTTCGGAAACCTGACCGAGAGCACCGCCTGTCGGAGACGCTTCGCGCATAGCCTGCAACTCACCAAAGCCAATAATGCCTTTGATTGTATCAAGGTCTGCAGAAATGTCATGAGCCGCCGTTCCGCCGAAATTAGACAATATCTGCCCGCCCATAAAACCAGTAGTTGGTAAGAAAGCTCCCTCCAGATTTTCTTGGATCTGCTGAAAACGGGAGTCAACTGTATTGAACTTCTCAGACCTCAATCTCTGGGTTTCGGCCTGCCTGCGCACACCTTCTGGACTTGAGGGAAGATTTTGAATAAGAGGCCCATTAAGTTGTTGGGATTGTGGCTGCCCTTGTGGAACAGACTGTGGAGCCGGTTGGGCTCCACCCTGTGGCTGTCCTGGGAACCCACTAGGGACCGCACCCGGAACACCTGGAGCTGTAATGATGCGGTCATCCGTGATTTTAGTTTCAGGAGCCACACCAACGCCGCGTGCGTCGATTGTTTGACCTGGATTAAGAGCGTCGGGCCGCAAGAACTGATTGCCCAAATTAAGGAACTGTGGGTTCCGTTTCATCGCCAAAAAACGTTGCTGGTCTTCAGCAGAAAGTTCACTAAAGAATTGCCATTCCTGCACGGTAGATGGGTCTTGCCCTGCCGACGTTGCTCTAATATCCGCAAGCTCGCGCCGTCCGCCTTGCTCAATACCAAACCTACGATCAAACTCTGTATTCTGCGCTGTGCGATCCTGCGCACCAAAGTCACGTTCCATCATCGCACTGACAATGGAGCGTTGGCTATCATTTAGAAACGGATTTTGTGCCGCGCTAAAAAGACGCCCGTCAATACCCCCCGGTCCTTCTGTGCGTTCACCCTCAAGCATAGCCCGGAACACTGCGTCGGCGCTCTCACGACCGGACGCTTCCTGTTCGTCCAACCCACTGTTAATTCCACGCGCGGCCAATGCTTTGCCTACCGCTGCCAGCCCCTCACCGAGATTCTGTGGTGTGCCGCTAATAGCTGCATTCCGGTAGGCATCGGCAAGCCGTCTGCGTCTAGCAATGTCTTGAGGCGAGAATTTCCCACCAAGGGGTGTTTGAACGTCAGGCATTAGAAGTACCCCCCCGACAATGCTCCGGCACCCATACCGAACAGCCCGCCAATAAGTTCAGAGCGCTGCTTATTTTTGGCGTTCACAGCATTAACCTGTCCTTGATAAGCCTGATAAACAGGCCCTGTAACATCGGTAGGTGCGATAGCCGTCTGCGGTGTGGCTACAGCGCTTGAGGCAGGGTTTGACACCTGAGAACCAGAAGATAACGCCGTGATTTCATTAATAGGTTGATTTCTCTCTGCGATCAATTGGCTAAGAGACTGTTGCCTTCCGCCAAGTAATAGTTGGTTCTCAGCATCATTGCGGGATTGCTCAAAGCCCCTGACTGTCTTGTCATAAGCATCCGAACCGGGCCTGATTCCTCTATTCACCAAGCTTGACTCAAGATCACCCCTGCGGGTGTTCCACTGATCTCCATAAACTGAGTTGTAGCTGTCACGAAGGCTCTTAACGATGGCATCGTCCGATAGATCGGCAGCCGTTCCCAGAACATCCGTTGCATTTTCTGCGCCCGTCGCCGCAAGTTTTCCAAGTGATAGGCTTGTGGCGTTGTTTTGGTCAAAAATCGCCTGTTGCGCGGGAGAAAAAGTAGTGTCCACCCGCTGTCTACCAACCCCGTCCACTTCGCTGCCGGGAATATCAGAATAGATAATGCTTCCCGATGGATTGTATTGATCTACCGAGTTAAGGCGCGACTGAGCAATTGCTGTCTCCTTATTGGTCGCAGTTTGTGCCGCCGCCGTAGCGACGGGATCAGGGGCTGGGGGAGGGCTAGATTTTCCCATTTACACACCTCGTGAATTTCTTATTTGTCTTCCATGCCTCAACGGTCAGCGTGAAGATGATTTCATCCTCATCGCGTCCCCTGAGCCGTGGAATTAGGTATTCGTTAAAATCCAGCGCCCTAAAAATGCGCTTCATGTGTTTGTTTCGGTGCGAAACACGCATCACAACCATCTGACAACCGATTTCATCAAACGGATATTCAAAAATCCTGTGCAGCACATTGCGTTGAAGCCAGCGCGGGTTACTGGCCGCACATGACATCTCAATCACACCCGCTTCCGGGTTCCAATTGTGATACAGCACCCCTGCAATCAACTCGTCGCCATCAGTAACGCCAATGGACTTGCAGTTCCCAATGCCGCGTTCACAGCCTTCAATTAGTGAGCAAACAAAATTAGATACAAGAACGTCCTGCTTGTAGAGGAACTTCATGCCACAACAGAGCCTTGCTCATAAACGATGTGCATCGCACTAAATAAAACGTCAGGCGTCGTTGCCGCGTTGACTGTGATTTGCAGTTGAGGCGCTAGAGAAAATCCCGCGCCGGACACAGACTGCCATTTTGTTGAGACTTGTCTTTGTCCAGCTCCACTCCACACCGCTAAATCCCATAAGCTGGTATCCCATATACCAACGTCCCCAGATGGAACAAAAGACCCAGGCGGGGCTGGAAACGACGTTCTATAGTCGAAGGATACCGAGAGCTTCGCGATAAACCCCGTAGAGGCCAAAAACACCGCTCGGGCAAGACGGCAATGTTTTGTTACCGCAACGCTCCCAAAGCCCTTGAACAGAGGAGACAATTGGCACTCGTACTGAGCCCCATCATCCGTTCCGCCCTCCTCCATCTGATAGACCTTACCGTCTGAAGATCCGAAATAACCAATGCCGTCGTGCAGCGCCATAGACCGAATATCCCACCCGGAATAGTCAGCCCATGCGCCCGTTTCAAGATTTACAACCAGACACTGGGAGGGTGTTGATGTATCAATCACTGGTAACGAAACAACAGCCATATTCATCTCTGGCCACTTCAATATCTCCCATGGCAGAGTAGACCGAGCAGCAACATGTTCGCGCCAATCAGGCTCAATATCCCTTGACACAGACGAAATAGACAACGCTGCCGCATCTTTGGTTATCGCCTGGGATACCGGCACCATTCCCTCAACAGCCGCGATGATCAAATCACCCCCTGCTATCATGGTGGCGTTTTTTCCCAAAGGCTTACTTACGTCATAAGTTCCGATGTGCCGCCAGTCTGCATTACCAGGATCGGTTCCCTCAAAAACCACAAGCTCGCCTTCGGTGGAGACAAAAACAATCTTGTCGTCAACACCCTCGCCAGCATCCTCGATAGACCATGAAGACCCGAATAGAATGGAACCACCTTTGTTAAAAACGCCCCTGAGCGGAATTTCTGTGGCGTCGCCACCTATTGAATCAATCGGCAAATACCACGCTGACAGCGTGCCCTCTTCCACAAAATACAATCGGTTTCGATAGGCAAAAACATCTGATAGGTCAGAGGTTGTTACCCCTGTGATTACAATGTCATTTATTGTTGTGACACCGCTTGGTATGTCGGACGTTGCCGAGCCCGTTATAGGGTCGGTTATCGTTTCGTTGTTTTGAAACGTGCCGCTGATACTCTGAACGTGCAAGATACCATCGGTGCCGCCGTCAACATCATTAACGATTGTTGCTGTTGCTGCGGAGGTTCCACCCGTTACAATCTGCCCAACCGTGAAGTTTCCAGATTGCGCATCATAGGACAGACCGTAAGTCTCTTCGTCTGTAATGGCCTGGAATGAAGACCCATCATACAACAACGCACTGTCAGCGCCGTTGACGATGTAGAGAAAATTCCCCCCGGTGGTTCCGAATTGCTCTGTGGCATAATAACCAGAGGTTTGCCCTTCGACCGAAGCTGTCGGAGGCACATCCGGGTCGGCCACTATCGTGATGTCGTAAATATCCGTCGCGTCGGCGGCAAAGAATTTCTTAGCAGAACCAGAAACGTAGACAAACATAGCCTCAACAGGGGCGGAGCTTATTGTGGCAATCTTCTCCGAACCACCACGTATCCGTGCCCCGTTTTGCTCAGGAAAGAAGTTCAACAGAACCTTAGCCCCACCCCGCTTACCAATAGCAATGTTCTCATTAGAGATCTTACCCCGTGTTGGAGCAAGGATCATCCCCGTTTCAGAGCGGTTAGCTATCTGTGGCGGAACCGCTACACGGCTGAGGCCTCTCCTCATGGAACAATTGTCTGCGGGTAAGCCTGCCGGACATCGCTTGGCATACGAACAACACCCAACCGGATCATTCGTGAGCCCTTATCGGCAGACATGAGTTTTGACTTCAGGTCTTCAAAGCGGTCCATATCCTCGGCATATTCAAGACCTTTGATTTCTCTCCACCTGTAGATAATACCCAGCTTTAGAAGCCGCTCAGAAAGCCGGAACGTGTCCGTGTCAGCCGTAAATTCAACTTTGTTATCACCTGCATCTGGCTTCACAATCAAGTTTGTCTGGTAATAATATTTCGCCGTAACACCAGTCGCCAAGGCTGGCTTGATATGCTTCTGGCCACCAAAAATAATCCAGGCGTTCACCACAAAATCAAATGACTGAATGTCAATCCCCAGCCACTTATCAACGTCCGAAATCGGCGTTAGAGGTGTTTCCAACGAGGAAGACCATAGCTGTGATTTCTTAAGCATCCGGGAGTAGTCGGATGGGAGATCAAAGTCCTCCGTTGAACCATCTCCGGTATGCGTTCCCAGTGTATTAAATAGCTGCCAGTCATAAGCCTCTGCCACACCCTGCGCGATATCGTTACAGATTTTCTGCATCTCGATAAAAATCGGGTCCGATGAGCTATACACCTCAGTTGGTTGTGTAATGCCGAGAAACGGACATGCGGCGCGGACAGTGGAGAGGACCGTCATTAGGCAGCTTCCGTCTCTGCCATCTCAGCATTGATTTCATCAGCCCTCTTTACGAGAAACTTATGACCCGGTTGGCCTTTTGGCAGTGCCCCTGCGGCCTCCTTAATCCAAACTTTGATGTCCTCATCCGCCCAGTCTTCGAAGGGGCTCTTTTTTCCTGTCGTTGGTGCGGTTTGATTGCCAGCCTCAAGCGCCTCAATGCGTTCAAGCAGTTTCTGGTTTTCCGCCATCAACTTATTGTCCAGTGCGGCTTCGGAGGCACGATCACGATAAGCCATGGCCTGGTTTTTCCAATTACGGCTTCCCATGCCCAGGGCTTTCAACCCAGCGCCGTCCATATCGGCAAGCGTTTCAATGTCGTAGATGTTCTTGGCCTGAAGGTTCAAAACCTGCGCCTTGGAAAGGAACGTGGCCTCGCTCAATGGCGTACCTGCGCCGTGGTATTCCTGCTGTGATTTGAAGGCCTCGTAATGCTTGGGGAAGCGTTCCTTGTATGACCAGGGCTGGCCTGTCTCAGGATGCCGGAGAGCACATTCATCAGCGGGGGCGACATGCACCCGTTTGGTGTCAGCCGGAAACTTGATTTTCACGAGTTCCTGATCACGAAAGACCGGGTGCCCTGCCTCTTCGCTGGCGATCTTGTCTTCAACGGGTTCGGTATAAAAAGTAACGTGCAGTCTGGGGTTGTCTTCTGACATATCAATTATCCTGTCTGAGAGGGTGCAAAACGAAGAGGCGGGGACCGTCAAGCCCCCACCCCATTGTTGTTAGGCGTATGTGCCAACCGTGGAAACGGCAGCCCAGTTCAACGATCCGGTTGTGTTAACCGCATCAGAACCGCCCGTAGCAGTGCCAAGGTTCATGCCCTCGATAAAGAGGGTACCAACCGTACTAGCATCGTCCACCTGCCCGGCTGTCGCCGTAGCAGCAAGACGACCATTTGCGGCTGCGTCCTGTTCTGTCAGGATGCCGCAAGGTCCGTAGACCTGTACCCATCCAAACTCATTGTCAGCAAACGCCACATCGACAACGCCGATCTTATCGCCCACGGCGTCGTTAGACGCTGTGAGCATGGCCGCCTGGAATGCCTCATCAAGAGTGACAACATAGCCATCACCCGTGATTGCACCATTTGCTTGGACATAAACAAAACACTTGCCGCCCTGACCCCACAGCATCGTACCGACCTCGAAAGTCCGGTCCACGGTTGTGGAACCAAAATCAGCGCCAACTGCATTTTGACTAATAGTCATTTCAGCTCCCTCCTTATGGGGATGAGTCGTAAAGCTTGGCAGTGTGCAGTGGGTTGTTAAGCGTCAACTCACCGTAGAGGCCGATATGCTGGACAATGGCGTCCTGATTGATCGGCGTCTGCTTGCCACCAAACTTGGTGAAGTTACGATCCGGGTGGAACCGATAACGTAAGGCGTTGGAGTCGATGAAGTACGTGGTATTAGACGGCATGGCCGTACCAATCCCACCTTCAAGAACGACATCCGTTGACTTGCCTGCGCCGTAATATTTAAGCGCCGTAAAGCCAAGTTTGCCAAGTTTGCTTTCATTCTGGATACGCTGGATTTCCACCGTGGCCGCCGTGTAAGCAATGTAGTGCTCCTGAGACATCGCGATGCAATCAGGGCCTTTATTCCCCCGGCTGCGCTCAATCATGATGTTGTCAAGAATGGTTTTGACCGTTGTCGCCGTCACAGCCGTAATGCCCGAGAAGTCGGAATTTGCATTGTAGGCTGTGGTTTGCCAGATGGCATTGGCTGAACGATCAATCCCGCCGTAAGTTCCGCTTGATGGAACTGTCGGAATGGCAAGCTGGAGCCCACCAATCTGATTACCGCCATCAGCAGTCCCGTCCGAGTGGATATCTTCCACGAAGCGATCCTGAAGCTCTTGCTCGGCAGCCATTATGTGTTCTTCCATAATGTCCTTGAGCTGGTTCTTACCAGAGTTTTTCAGAATATCTTCACCGGACAACGTGACAGTTACAGCGGCCAGTTTTGGCGTGAACTCTGCATCGTTGAACAGTTCGGCAGGTGTTGGGTTGAGGAAATCATAACCGGTGTACCGGGTATAAGTTCCACTTTCATTGTAGAGCAAACGCTCGCGGATCGTTGGGCCCGAAAACGACTTAAACTGTCCTTTGGATTTCATGATGGACAGAATAGCGTTCGAGTTCGAAACCAGGTCGGCATAACCCTTCGAACGATCCTCAAGCGCCAGCGAAAAGGCTTCTTGAAGCCTCTCAGTGGATGTAAGGGCCATTACGGCCTCCTATTGCTTGGGTTACCCGCGCTAAAGACCGTACGCATCAAACGCATTTTCTATAGATTCGCGAGCTGAGGAAGGCGGCTTTTTCGTAGTCGGGTTTGAGCCGGAACTTGGAGCGCCTGTGACTGATAGTGAGCCTTTGCCGGGTTGAGCGGGTTCGGCGATTGGTGCGGCTTGCGCCACGACGGGAGAGACGGGAACAGGGTTGAGCCGTTCTGCCCTCTCGTATGCTTCCTGAAGAGAGAACCCAGCCTTTAGTTGCCGGGCAGTCTCATCCGTAAGTTCGTTAAATCTTGGTCTGTCCTTGGAGAATGTTTCAATCTCTGCCAAGGCGCGTTGTTCATTTTGGTGTGTCATGTTGTTAGTGACACCACCTAATTCATTTGACAGCTTCGTGACCTGATTTTGCAGGTTGCTGATCGTCTGATCATGCAAGGTCTGCTGCTGATCGGGCTGCTGTCCATTCATCTGCGCAAAGATTGCCTGCAACGATGTGCCGTATTGACGGGCAATCCCATCAAGACCGCCAACCAAATCTGTGTTTAGCTGACGATCCGCTGCAACATACCGCTCAAGCGCGCCCTTAACGGTTGTGTTGTTCGTGCGGGCTAATTGATCAAAATCGCGCAACGTATCCCATTGCTCCGACCCCGAGCGGTGTTTCTCAATGCCCGCTTCCATCTCTGTGATGGCCCGGCCTACCTCGGCCCTGACCGACTCCGGCGCATCTTTCCATGCAGCCTTGGCATCGGGTGAGAACCTGTCTGGGGCCTGACTAAATTGACCCGCAGCCTCATCTGGCTTTGCAGCGTCCGGCTTATCAGGATCAACCTTTTGCGCATCTTCAGGTTTGGCCTCTGATTTAACCTCTGCCTCGGCGGGCTTGGCAATGAACTTACCATCCGGGCCACGTTCCCTCTCGGCTGGCTTCTCCGCAACCGTCTCAGGTTTTTCCTCGGTCTCTGGTGCCTTTGCCTGGGCAGGAGCTTCCTGCGTCTCGGCCTCTTGTGCGTCCAGTGTATCAAAGGCGCGTTCGATAGCCCCCCGAGGGGTGATCTCCGGCTCACTTGGAACAACTTCGGGCACAGCTACGGGTTCGGCTGCCTCTACTGAGGCTCCGGCTTCATCGGTCATATTCTTACCTGTCTGAGAGGTTGTGGGTAAAAGAAACTCAGTCGATCAATACAGTGTTCGAGTCTTGTTTATAGGTTCTGAGATGCCGCTTCTCCCGGTCAAGTATTTCCTCAGCAGTTTTGTAAGTCCTGAGATTGCCGTAAGAATCTATCATTCCGCTCAACCAAAGCGGGGCTCGACTTTCCACCTCAACCCCCTCTGGAAACCCGGTAGACCCCCCATTTGCGAATAGTTCCCATTTGGTTCCATCCGGGGCCGTGATAACAAATACTGCAATATCGTTGTCGGGCCTCATGACATATCCTTTGCGTTAAGCGCCTAGTCCGGCGCGGGAAAAGCCTTTGTCAATGCTGTCTCTGATGTCCTGTCGCTTGGGGCGCTTTTTCTTCATGGGCTTAGGGTCTGTGACAGAGCTATCATTGCCCAACTCAACCATGCCAGCCGCTTTGTACGTCGATCTCAACTTGGACTTGCTGTCGTACATCTTGCCGTCAAGCTGGGATTGAACAGGGGCCATTGTGTCTGTGATAATCATGGGCGCACCCAAATGAGAGCGTTTTACCTCTTCTCGGGGGTAGCACTCGGCAGGCCATGGCTCGTTCTTATCATGCCAGCCACGGCATACCCTGCAAAAGCGTTCCCTCATGCCACACTCCTAATCGGGGCTGGCGGCGCGTTGGCCTCAGCTATGATTTTCTGCGTCTCCGCAACCGTCTTACCCGTGTCGGCCTGCGTATTTTCAATCTCGGATTGCACCTTCTGTGCCTCCAACTGCTGGACAGGATCGGGCTGTTGTGCCTGCTGTGGGGCCTGCTTGATCTTTTCCGCCAACTCATCAATCACACCATCAAGCTGCCTGCCTGCCCTGAAGCCAGAAGCTGCGAAGCGAAGCGCCTCGGCAACAAACTCGCCTGTCTCGGGGGCCCGCTGAACAATCGGAAATGCCTGTTGAATAAACCCACCAATCGCTGTTAAGAACTCAGTCCGGCGTTGCTTCTCCGCATTCTCATCCGGCTGAATTGTGCTGTCTGTCTCAATATCCAGAATGAACGGCCTGGCGCGCTGATCTCTCAATAGCTGCACCACGGCCTCAATCGTTATTGTACTGGCCAGTTCCTGCTTGCGGGCCTCAACCTGCTGCAACAGTTGCTGGGCCTGTTCCGGGTTTTGCTGAGCGCGGGCTATAATCTCAGGGCTATTAGCCGCTTGCTGAACCTTGGCGTCCATCTCCGCAATCTCTTGCTGAATGGCCTGTTGAGTTGGCAAATCAGATTGCGACATCGACATAAGTGTCTGTGGGGAGAAGTTCTCCGCCATAATCTCCGCTGCCATACGCGTTAAGTCACGACACAGACGGGCAATCTCTTCCTGCCTCTCCCTGACCCGCACAGAGCCATACTGGCTTTTAAGCTGTTGAGCCCCTAGAGTTTCGTTAGGGTCTGTAGCGCCCCGCATAATGTCGCTCAGGCCCGTGATTTGGTACACATCTTCAATCATCTGGCGCCGCAGCGCGATCAACTGGACAATCGTGTCGGCAATCTCTTTGACAGGCAACCAGACGATAGCGTCCTTAAGCGACCCATTCATAAATGCTTTATCGTTTGAGATTGGTATCAGAATGGCATTCTGGCTTGTGTTTTTTAGGGCCGCCTCAACAGCCTCAGCAATATCCTCAGCGCCACTGGCGTAGAAACCCTTCATTCTCAGTGCTTCGGCCAAGGCGCTTATCCGTGCCGTCATCTCGTTGATCTCTTCAACCTGATCCTTGTAATAAACAAAATCAGGTACCGGAACCAACTTAGCTCTCTCCACCGTGCCATAAGCAGGTCTTGGGCAAGGGAAGAACCTTTCAAGATCAAGATGAGGCTGGCGTATATCGAGAACCTCATCCATGCCCGGCGATACCCACACCACTAACCTAGATTCTTTGCTCCATATCTCCCAGACCGGCGCACGTCTTGCCGTGACATTATCATCCTCATCGTCGCGTTTCTTGAACTCTGCATCCAAGAACGCATCGTTGAACCGAGCCAGACCTGCCTTACGTGTCAACCATGCCCGACGCGCCACCCACGTAACCTCCGCCCACTTACGAGCTGGGCTGTGCAGGAAGTCTCTACGATCCACATGACCATATTTGACGATCTGTTGATCGTCACCGCCCTCAAGATGAAGCCAGATCACACCCCTCGCCCCAATAGCCAGATCATCCCGAACCATCTTCATAGGCTCCAGAATGTCTTCCTGTTCGAATGAGGTAAGCAGGGCGCGCTCAAGCAATTCAGACGCTTGGGTTGGAAGTTCCTTCCGGTCCTTAAATCTTGGCGTCACCACAGGGATAGGGGCCCGGCTGAATATGGCAGGCTTCAATACCTCCATATTGGCCCAGAATATCTGGAACTCCCTGTCCACATTGGTCGCGTTCATAGTATCAAGATCGGCATACAGCTTATCAATGGTGTCCATTTGATCGTTGTATTCCTGCTGACAATCCTCAGCCTCTTTGATCAACTCAAGCCATGGCCCCGCGTTTTTTGGTTCCTCTTCCGTTTCCTGGGGGTCAATCATAGTTTGATCCTTCTCCCAGACAATGGAACGGGCGGCCCTGGCAAATACACCGCGCCGGTTCGTTGTGGTTTCTTAGGCTTGGGCGGTGCGACAGGCACCTTAATCCGGCAGTTGATGGCAAACTCACCAAAGGCATCCGCGCCATGGCTGTTAATGTCGTGCAGTGGCTTGGTGTATGTTCCAAGCTGATCGTTCATCTTGCGGCTGTACCGTCGTAAGCGGCTCACACCCTTCATAACTCGTTTGGTCTTGTTAAACCGTGTGACCGGCAGCAGAGCCCGTGAGGCAGTCACCCTGTCCAGGGGATCGGCTGCAACGCCGATATGGATTGGCTTCACACCAAACCCCATCAGGATATGCGCTCTTTGTCTGCCCCCAGCTCCCCAGTCCCTGTTTTTCACATCATGGGGCAGGAAATGCGTGCCATATCTGAATGGCTTATCCCGCCCAATTTCAATCAGTTGCGCAGCCCCTACCTCCGTATCAGGATTAAGCTCAGGCATACATTCGGGCACAATATCCTCCGGCCCGAAGCCCGAGAACTCAAAATAATCTATGACCGTGGCGGTGGTGCCGTCTTCCTGCCAAAACCAAATGGCGGTGTAATCATCAACGCCTAAGTCCCAGCTTGTCTTGACCCGCAGTTCGGGATTGTAGGGAAAGTCCCCTATCCGCCCCTCATTCTCAGCCGCTGCCACCAAACGAGCATAATATGCCCCCTCGGTAATAATCTCATAGCCACCGTTCCAGACATGCTCTGCCATTTCTGGATCACGTTGGAAGTCCAGGTCTTTCTCTTCCTGCAACACTTTTGGGAACCACGGGTTGTCGTCCCAGTTTACCTGGACAACAGTCGAATTACCCGGCGTTACATCACCCCGAAAAAACTCATCAACCGCGTCCGTCTCATAACGAGGGTTCCAACTGAACCAAATCTCCGATCCGTCCTTACGAATGGTCGGCCTCAGCAGCCTAAGTGACTTGGCAGAGAGCGTCTGGGCTTCCTCCACCCAGGCTATGTCATAATCCTCTAGGCTCTTGATGTTCTCAGCGTTATAGGCCTGCATGCCTTTGAAGATGATCAGAGAGCCATTGTCGCCCCTGATCTCGCCATCCAGAACCTGGAAGAAATTCCCCAGCCCCATTTTCTGGATCTTGTCTATCAGTAGCTGCCGCACCGACTCCTTGATAGAGTTTTGCACCTCACGAATACAGCAAGCCCGCGTCTTTGTGGCGTAACAGCGGGAGATAAGCTGCTCTGCAAAGAAATGCGACTTGGCCCCACCCCGTCCACCGTGTGCTGCCTTATATCGTATGGGCTGTAAGAGCGGTGCAAGCGCCCTTGGAACCTCAAGCTCTAGGGTCAACAATGGTTACGCAAATAGCTGTCGGGTTGCCATCGGGATCATCGGGCCCGTTCACCTGATAGGGTAAAACCTTCCCAAGCAACGCTAGAAATGGGCCGGGGTTTTCTCTAGCCTGCGTGGTGAGATATGTTGCAAGCCCGTCTTCGCCCCCGCCTGCATTTTGTCCTGCCAACAGGATTGCATCCCTCAGAAGCGCTGTGTGCTTGTTTGGCGTGCCCTTCTGACGGCCACCAGTCTTAGCTCTTTTACCGTCTAGTTTAGATTTGGCGGTTGCCATGATGTCCTCCTGCGGTTTGAGCGCTAGAAGCTGAAACTATTAGTCCAACCTGTAGATGCCTGTTGCTGTGGTGTCTGTGGCGTAAACGCGCGTTACTCGGTATGGGTAATCAATCCCCCCAACCAAGAGTAATGTTACCGTCGCGCCGCCCCAGAATATCATCTGCACATTACCCGTGACATTTACACGGATACCGCTGGTGACATCAATGTCAACAGTGTCGCTTGGAGTGATTTCAGCGCAGTTCTCTACAAGCTGCGGATTATTTGTTCGCGCTGCGTTTACAGCCATAAGAGCCCCCTTTAGTCGTCAACTAGAATAATTGTGAAATCAAATAACCAGCGCTCGGAACGTCGCTAGATCGGAAGAGCACACGTCTGAACTCCAGTCACATCACGATCTCGTATG